TCACACTTAACATAAAGAACATCATCTCTGGTATTCTCATAATCAATACAAGACCATACCCGACGGATACCGTCTCTCTGGATTATAGTTATAGCTGTGACAGGGTGTTGTGCGAGTGTTGGTTCGGGGAAACCTTCCTCAGAGTGAACCTCAATATCTATGTAGGTGACCTCAACATCCTTAGAATCGAAGTTTATGTTGTTAGGAAACTCTTCAGAAATATATTGGTAAATGAAGTTGTTCATACCATAGACTCGGAAATTTTCTACGTTGTCATAACGCTTTATAAAATCAGAAGCTTCCTTCATAGATTCTAGTTTGATAGGCTCTAGATTTATTTGATCAAGACCCTTCCAAGGAGTCTGCTTTTTGGGTGTGGGGATAAACAAGGTAGGTTGAAAGGGGACGCGTTTCTTTACACGAACACCATCCTTATATCCTCGGTAGAGGATGTTATTACCGTAACGAGTTACTGATGTATAAAATTCCATAAAGTCTCCATAATATATAATAGGTATTATACACGATTCGACAAGGAATGTAAAGTGTTTTATTCGATAACGTGAAAATAATTATGTCTTGTCCAAGGCTTTTCTATATGTCGATCTATGTATGTGTGATGATCTTGAGTGACCATAAGACTCTTAGATACCACTTGTGTAGTAGGATTAGGTATGCTATTTTTCTCGTCCAAATCTGGTTTGTTAAAGTAAGTTCCACAATCTCTACCAAATCCCAAAGTGGTACATTGAGTCCAAGGATGAACTACAGTAACTTCCTTTCCGTGGTATCTAACTCCAGACCTTTCCAAGTACTGAGTAGAGTATGTTCTATACAATCTCTGAAGAGTGCAATAGGGACCACAGTTTATAGGGAAATCCTTATTTATTAAAAGATCGTACTGCCAGGCAGCGCAATGAGTATCTAAGGAGTAACAACCCATAAACAAACCAATGTTTACGTAAAATGGTTGATGTGATCGAGTAAAATCTACCATCAATTCGAAAGTATTCAAGTGTTGTGGTAACAGGTACGTATCATGTTCCATCACAAAAAATCTTTCGTCAGATTCAGATTGCATTCTCATAAGTTCCCAATGAGAACACATGCCAGCCTTTTCTGTTTCAGAATGATCTTGAGTTTTTTTACCAGATCTTATGTCGGCTAACATTATACTAGGACACCATTCATAACGATAACAGTGTTCATAGAAATCGGGAGACTCTGGGGTTATTGCATCGAATGTTCTTATTTCAGAAATAATACCAGCATCGATAGCTGGTTGGAAGGATCTTCTAGAAATTTCCGCGTATTGTTCAGACCTATAGTCTCCCTTCATTACAATTTGATACGCTATCATATATTTTCCTAAAAGGTCGGGTGAGTTTTTTAAGACTCACCCTATTTAAAAAGTTTCTTGACGGTGTTACCTTAGTGGAAATATTGCCATAAAGTAACTTGCCATTAAGACTGAAATTACCAGATACTCAAAATGTTCTACTTCCATTTTTTTCACTGTTTTTTTAGTCTTTCTGATTATAGTCCGCATTAGATTCTCCTCGCTAATTAATTGAAATTTTGCGAGGTCGCCTTTCTTCAGGTAACTCTATCTCCATTTGGATCGATAGAATACCGTCCTTAAGAAGGGCACCAGCCACTTCTACATATTCGGACAATCTGAATACCCTTTTAAACTTTCTTGTTGAGATGCCACGATGGATATAATCCTTGTCAGCAGAACCGCTACTATCACCCACAACAGTGAGAGTACGTTCTATAGATTCAATTTCGATTTGTTCTTGGGTAAATCCCGCAACAGCGATTTCAATAAGGTAATCTGTGTCTGATACCTTTATTATATTATGAGGAGGGTAGTTATCGTTTGCATTTTTTGCAACGAAGTCCAACTCGTTAATAAGATGATCGAAACCCACAAACGCGTTACGTGGGAATAATTGCTTTACAGTAGTCATATTTTTTCTCCATTAGTTTCATGCAAGATTAATGGGTACCCGACCATTCGGCATACCCGATTATATATATAAGTATTATAACACAAAGTTTATAAAAAGTAAAGTTTTTTTTTTAGGGAATACTATGTCGATCGACAATGAAGAAGAATGGCACGACTACGAAGAATGGAAGCGCCAACATGAAGAGGATAATCCAGATATCAACTATCCATTTCTTGTTAATAATTTTGAACAAGATATTCCAGCTACGACAACGAGAATAGAGGTTATAGATAAGGATGGAAAATCTTATAGTAACTATGACTGTGATAGAATAAAACTTTACTTTAAGGATGAAGGTTTAACTATGAGAGTTGTTATAGACGACATCCTAGATGATAAACCCTATTCTTAAAAATACATCGATGGGTCTGGATCACCCTCTACACCAAACGAAAATGTTACTCTAGAATCTTTGGGTATTATTTGGTGGTGTGTTCCTCTAGGTAGCCAGACATAGTCACCAGCGGTAAAAGGGAAAGCTTCATCATTATTAACTCCCTCAACTCTCAAACCAATCGTAGATATAGCCTGACATAAAAAAACATCCATAGAATCTTTATGCCAAGGGTAACTGTCACTCTCCCTACCAAATCCACTGAAAGCAATATTAGTTATTTTACCCTCATGTAAGGAAAAGAAATACTCCATCTCGGAGACTATTTCTTTTGCAAATTCTGGTGCGGAAGGACGACTATGGAAAGAGTTTAAACCGAGTCTCATCTTTTTGGTGTTTCTGTCATACAACTCTTCGGGATGAGAATCCATTAAGTGCATATAATTGTTCCAATCAAAAACTGAAGGAACATCAATTGGAAGTTTTCCAAAAAAGGGAGTTTTCGTTTTTATGTTGTCTTCTCTTTCTTCAGAGAATATTCCGTAACCTATCATAATATAAATCCTATATTAACTATTACCAATGTTATACTTGGGTTGCAAATTCCAGTTAGCCTTATCTTTATGTGATATTATCTTAATCTGTCTCATTGGGGCAAATTCTTTTACCATGTTCTTATTTTCAATATCTATAAGACCCCAATCCTGTAAGAGAATAGCTATTGTGTTTCTTCTCATAATATCATTCTCTTCCAAGTTAGATTTTTTACCATCTAACAAGAAAAGTTCTTTGAAATGAACTATGAAGTATCTTCCTTGTTTATGTAATATATGACAAGACTGATACAATGTGTTGTCCCTTCTAGATGAAACTCCTATTCTCGTTAAGGTCTCTCTAACCTTTAGGAAGTCATCGGGTTCTGTCAATACTATTTCTAGCATTTTCAGAGGATTCCATTCTACTAAATTATTTTCTTCCACCTTTAAACACCTTATTTTGTATCACCGCAATCTGTTCTTTCGATAATATAGTTAACGCTTGTTTCGCTTTACTGTCACTATAACCAAAGTACTCTTTCACAGTTTCTATGTTATTAATATTTTCCGCTTTAGACCATTTACTAAAACGTTTACGTTTACGTACAATATTTATAAAAAAATGATATTGTAGTTTACTGTCGAGATGGTGGAATCTATTCATCTCATTAGCCATAAAAACCGTATCGGGGAAATAAGATAGACTTCTATTAACCATAAACGAGTTATAAACTTTCTCGTTATCAGTATCTATAGACATAATATCTATCTTAGAATCATTTATACTATTCAGAAAATCAAAGGGCGAAAGTGTTTTCACTTTTTTCATGCGAACAACAATGCAAGAAGAATAAAATTTGATAGTAATAATATAGAACACATTATTTTTAGGTTTTTATTTTCTCTCGCATGTTTTTTTCTATAGGAGGCACTTTTCATATTTTTTTCTAACAAAGCTTTCTTTATTGGGGTCATCACTTCTATATTTTCCATTACTTTATCTCCACGTTTGCCATGACTTCAGTAAGACAGGCAACTAAGTTAAGTTCGTGATCTGCCACGAACGCGTTTTTATATTGGTTGATTTAATTTTTAGTCATATCCTACGAGAACGAATGGATCTCCATAACTTCTTTGCCTTTCAATGATTTTCCCAACGTAGAGATCTCGTATTTCATTTGGTGCTTTTTTTCCCACAAATTCCCATCTTGCTGTTTTTAGTCTTTCTGGATCAAGAGATCTACTAAAGTATTCTTGAGTTCCTGCCGGGACCCAGCTGTGAATCACATACACATCCTTAACAACTCCATTGCATGTTGCGTAAGCAAATTCCGCTTCATTCTTTTCACATGTTGTAACAATTCGCTTACTCCAGATGCCTCTTGTAATTTCAAAGGTCTCTAAATCTCCGAAGGTGGGTTTAAAGTCTTTATTTATTAGTATCGCTACTCCCCTATGTTCATACTTCACTTTGACAGTTGTTTTTGTTAATAAATTTGTTAACTCATGAATCGGAACTCTTTTTATGTTATTCCCCTTTCCCCTTACTAAATTCTCAAGATTTTCTATACCCATTAAATCTATGCAGGCTGATTCAATCGATAATGCAGTTTTATCGGTAAGATCGTAGGCTAATATATCTATACCCAGTCTATTTTCTTCTATTAGATTGGAGATTTTCTTATTCTTTTTACTAGGAATAGTGACTAAATTATTTAAATGTGAAAAAAATCTATCAGTTTTTCCTTTCCCAACATAAATCGGCAGTCGCTTATTATCTTCATCAATTTCACAGTAGACATATACATATGATTTAAGATCACGAAGAAACTTTGTCTTTTTGTTGCCCTTCAATGGTAATAATGTGCTTTTTAATTTATCTATATTTTCCATTACTTTATCTCCACGTTTGCCATGACTTCAGTAAGACAAGCAACTAAGTTAAGTTCGTGATCTGCCACGAACGCGTTTTTATATTGGTAGTCTGCAAGTATAAGAACCAGCTGGGGTATACTTTCAGGTACCACGAAGTCTTGCATGTTGTCATAAACATCTCTGAATATACAGGCAGGTTCTAAGTCCATATTATTTACTACCCATTGACGCATCTTCTTAAAGTCTTTATTTTTAATATAAGAAAACAATTGTGAGTAGTTGCTATTATTGTCATTATCTATAACAGTTGTTAGTAATGAACCACCTATAGATCCTCTCTGAGCTTCATTAAGAACTCGTCTCCAGTCTGGAGCGTGTCGCATGATAAGACCAGCAACCACATCTTTATTGTAGTCAACACCTTCACCATCTAAGATAGTTTGTAGTCTCGTCATAAACTGACCACAGAGTTGTGCCATTATCTTTTTACTAAAAGAAAATTCATAATTGGAACAACGAGAATGAAGGGGTTCGATTATACGATTCTTAAAGTTACAGGTCAGAATGAATCGACAATTCTTAGAGAACTCTTCGATAAACCCACGTAATGCTGGTTGGGTTGATTGTGGATTAAGGTAGTCCGCCTCGTCAAGGATTACAACTTTGTAACCCCCTGAGAGAGATACAGACGAGGCGAACTGTTTGATCTTGCCACGGAGAGTATCAATGTTACCCTCTTCAGAACCGTTGATGACAATATAGTCAAGTCCAAGTTGTTCACATATAGCACGAGCGATAGTAGTCTTACCAGTACCAGCCGTACCAGTAAACATCATATTAGGTATTTCACCACCGTCCACAATAGATTGAAAAGTGTCCTTGAGATCTTTTGTGAGAATGGTTTCTGATACTTTTGACGGGCGATACTTTTCTACCCATAGAAATTCTTTCATAGTTACTCCATAATATATAAATCAATACGCGCATTATAACACAATACGCAAGGTGTGTCAATCAGTTTCAAGTCTATCTTGGTAATTATTTATAGGTTTAATTTCCATTTTGTGCCAGTTGCCCCAAATACAATGAGCTACCTCATGCCCTATATATTCTGGTTGATACATCCACATAGGGTCTTTTATGTATATGATGCAAGTTTTAGATTCTGGTCTCCAACGAGTAAAGGCTTGTACGGTATCCCAATGGTGACCAAAAAAATTTTTCCTTATTTTATTGTACTCTTCTTTATTTTTTATAATAACAAATTCTATATTAGGAGTCAACATCTCAGTATCTTTCACCTCAAACCTATAACCATCCTTTCCTTTAGGTTTGGACACAGGCGTAGTGCTACAAGACACAGTGAATATTAAAAGTGAAATTAAAAATAGTCGCATAAGAAATCCAAAAATTCGGCCCGCCCTATACTCGGACAACCATATCCGAATATTAATCTCCTAATCAGTCGACGGGCAACCGATTCGTATTCCAATCAACTAGGTTGTGTATGAAAGAACTGGATTGGAAGACAGTTCCTTCGGGTTTCTTATGGCACGCCCGGCACGATTCGAACGTGCGACCCACAGCTTAGAAGGCTGTTGCTCTATCCAACTGAGCTACGGGCGCATTTGGATCGGAGTGTAGGATCTTCCCCTACCTTCAATGAGTGGTCCCCATTGACTCAATAACTGACCTCCGCAAATTGGCATCCCGTACCGGATTCGAACCGATGTTGCTAGGATGAAAACCTAGTGTCCTAACCGACTAGACGAACGGGACTCTAAACTATTTTTTAGTTTTTTTAGTTCCCTCTTCTGAAATTTCTTCAACCAAACTAATAACTTGGACAGACTGTTCTCTTAGTTGACCAATAGTCAAAAGTTCCTCGCCCTTAAAACCTCCACGTTGTGTTATAGTATCTATAACAGCTACAGTAGATCTTGCGATTCTATTGGCTAAGTCGTTTAATTTTTCTTGACCAGTCATTCATTTATACTCCGTAAGTTGAAGTTTTTTCCAGTGCAACAAAGTATTCTATATCAGAATGTGTGCTTCGGAAATTACTTATAAGTTTACTTGAGATGGAAACTTCAAAAGACTCGTTAACAACTTTAATATTATTCACATTAAGAATAAAACTAAACTCTGTTCCTTCGGAGTAATTACCATCCACATTTATAGAAAATGAATTAGATGTAGGATCATTAGAATCCCCGACAGTAAGAACTATAGATCCGTTAGAAGGTTGGATACGAATCTCTTGGTGACCTAATGCAGCAGAAGCTCTTTTGATTTTTGCTAGAGTTTCTACACTCAAAGTAAAACTAACTTCGCTATCAGGCATAGTAATATCTTTAGTGGGTGTAGTTAACATATCGGGATCAGAGTAAAAGTAACGTATAGATGATAATCCTGAACCGTCAGTAATGGTTGCATAGTCATCACTAAAACTAATGTTGGGTCTTTCTACTAATCCTAAAACATTTAGGAACTCGTTTAAGTCATAGATTCCAAAAGTTCTGGGGAAAGTTTCTTCTACCGTAGCAGAAGAGACGACATTTCTTGCTACAGCCATAGTCTTTATTGTGTTACCTTCATTGAAAACAATGTTAGGATTGATGTTAGAGTAGTTCTTAAGAACTGATAGAGTGCGATCTGATAATTCCATAATATAATTCCTTAGTTAATATGACATACATTATACACTATTCCTACACTTTTGTAAAGCACTTTATGCAACTTTTTTCAATGTGGAGAAATTCTTCTTTTTACTGAACACTAGTTTATTCTCAAAGTGAGCATCTTCGAGTTCAGACTTATGAGAGATAACAAACACGTTAGTGTCATCTCCCAACGAGTGAATAATCTTCATGAGATTATCAACTCCATCTTCATCCAGAGAAGAGTCAAAAGTCTCATCCAGAATCAAAAGATTTGTTGCTACAGAGTTCTTCATCTTAGCTACCTGTCTCCAAGTAAACAATAAAGAGAGATCTATTCTTTGTTTCTCTCCTTCAGAAAACGAGTCATATGTAAAAGAATCGCGGTGACGAGATCTGATAGTTTCTTGGAAACTTTCGTCGAGGTCAAAGTGAACAAAGAAATCTAAAGTCTGTAGGTACTGATTGGTCAACTGATTTATAACAGGTATGTATTGTTTGATAATCTTGGTCTTAATACCAGTGTCCTTCAGAAGTTCAGAAGAAACTTGGTTGTAAGAATGTTGTTCATTTAACTTATACTTCTCGTCTTGGAAAGAGTGCAACTGATCACGAAGATCGTCGAGATCTTTGTTGGCCTGACCCATATCACCTTCACTATCAACAAGACTATCTATCTCAGATTGAATTCTGTCTATTTGATTTTGGAATTGACTGATGGATTTGTTATTACTATACATTTCAGTTTGATCTTTCTGTATAAGGATCAACTCACTATTAACTCTTTCTATTTCGGAATTTACTGACACTATCTCTTCAGCAACTTTAATCATTGCATCATTAAGTTCCTTAGCACGAAACTGAGCTTTATCTTTCTTTTCCTTTCTTAGGTCATCACTAATAACCTGTTCGCATGTAGGGCAGGATTCGTTGTCTTCGAAAAACTTAGCTTCCTTAACAATACCTTTAACTTGAGTTTTAAACTGAGTGTTATATGAAGAGAGTTTATTCTTCTTTTCATTCAGAGTTTTCATCTCATTGGTGTGTGCAGGCAACAACTCCTCCACTTTAGAAGACAACTCAATATTTTGTTTGGAAAGTTTTTTTATTTTTTTATGTAGGTCTGCTATATCACTTTCTTTCTGTTTTCTATTAGCGACAGTAATAGCAGTAAGATCTCTGATGTATTTTTTCTGAGAATTTATCTTAGTATTAACAACATCTAATCGGTGGTTATTATCCCCTATAGAATTTTTAAGAAGCGCAATCTTTTCCTTTAGAAGTTGATTCATTTTAGAGAAGACATTTATATCCAGAAGATCTTCGATAACATCCCTTCTCTGTGCCTGACTCAACTGCATAAATGGGACAAAAGAACCCGAACCCAACACAACAATCTGATGAAAAGATTTGTGGTTAAGTTTTAAAATATTTTTCTCTAATATTTGTTGATACTCTTTAGCGTGAGAACTCTGGTCAATCATAACACCATTGACATAGATTTCAAACACATTAGGTTTTATTCCACGTACAATTTTATAGTCTTTAGACCCTATAGAAAACTCTACCTCAACCATAGTAGCCTTAGAATTTATAGTATTTACCAATTGCGGTTTAGATATTTTTCTGTGAGCTTTACCAAATAAACCAAAAGACAAAGCATCTAACATAGTCGATTTACCAGCACCATTCTGACCCACAACCAGAGTGGTAGAAGAATCCTGTAGGTCAATCTCCGTAAAACTATTTCCGGTAGAAAGAAAATTCTTATATCTAAGTTTCTTAAATATTATCATAAAGTATATTACTCACAAATAAAACATTTGGAAAGGAGGGGTATTATAACATATATAAAGCAAAATGTAAAGTGTTTTTTACATTTTTTCTTTTTCGTGTAGGAAGGCCGTTATCGCATCTTCCATACTTTTACCATACGCGGTCACTTTAGCATCGTAAATCTTAAACATATCTCTACTGACAAAATCCGCTGGGGTTATAATACTAATTCTATTTCTAACAATGAAATCTATATCAAAGACAGAAATGTCTATGTGACTACCGTCTCTTGTAGGAGTCTTGTTAAAAATTTTATCGAAGTTTTCTGAATACTGATTGTTGGGACTTTTAGTTTGTATTGCGTCACCAGTAATATCATTTTTACTAACCATAACTACACTACCTCTAAGTTTTGAGCTTCAATCATAAGTTCCGAAAGTTCGGTCTTGATTCTATTCTTATCGAGATCAGTATCAACCATGTCGATATACTTATGAACAAGATCAGTTGTGTCGTCAATCTTTATATCTCCATTGACAGCGTCTCCAATAAACTCCTTAAAGTTTTCAACTATCTTTAGTTCGTGTATGGGTTGCATTTGAATACGATCAACAAATCTTTCGAAGGTTAAAGGGTCTCCCTTATTAACAACAATCAATTTAACAAACTTGTTATGTATGTAAGAAAGATCTTGGAAAACATCTGTAGTATCTGAGTTATAATAAATCTTTTCGTATATTGTGAGTGGATTATGTATAGGTGTCAATTCTCTGGTATCGGTGTCAAACACATGGAAATATTTCTTGTCATTACAATCATTCCAATAGAACTCCATCTGAGAGCCTAGGTAATGGATATTACCTCTAGTAGATCTAGCATGAAAGTGACCTGTCATTACCATCTCAAATCTATCAAAATGTGTAGGTGACATCCCATCTCGACATTCTAGTCCTCGATCCATCTCAAAACCAGTTAACTCTAAATGTGCGCCTACAATGTCAACTTTGCATGTCTCCAAAAACTTCAACGACTCTTTTTCGTTTTCTGGATTAATCCAAGGGACAAGAGCAATCTTACATCCATCATAATCCATGATTCGAGGTTCCTCAACGATATTCACCTCGTTCATATAATGACCTAGTAGTTCTTTCAAAGAATTTAAATCATTAGTGTTCTTAAAGTAACAGTCGTGGTTGCCCGGAATTATATCCATAGTAACACCGTACTCCCTTAATTTCTCAAGGAAGATCTTACGATTATGGTTTAAAGCTTTAAAGTTTATAGTTTTTCGATTATCATAGTAATCGCCCAGATGCAGAATCTGAGTTATGTTGTTTTCTTCCAAGTATGGGAAAAATATTTCTGAGTAAAAACTTTCCTGATACTTCATGAATATATCAGAGGAATTACGAATACCGCAATGAGTATCGTTTAGTATCGCTACTTTCATGTATAATATAATCCTATAAAATTATGTGGTAATTATACCACACTTCATAAGTAAATGTCAAGTGTTTTATTACAAATAATCTGAAAGATCAGAATCAACCTTTACCGCTCTTCTCTTTCTTTTCTTTTCTTCTTTTGCGTAATCTTTGAAGTGACTGTCAGCATCTTTCACAATATCAATCCTCTGTCGAAGAACATCTACAAATGGTTGATTATGAATATGACCATCTATGTTTTCTCCATTGACTAAAAAGTCTTCTATTGCAGCTTCTGAAATATACTTCATCTTTATATCTTGTTGACGTTTCTCGTTTTGTATACGGCGTAAGAATGCATACCAAGAAATCTGTGTGAAGTATGCGAACGCATTAAGATTTCCTGTACGAGTTGCGGCCTCTGGATCAAACCTATTAATTGCTTTGAGACAATTTTCCACAGCATCCATAACCATTTCCTCTCTGTATGTATAACGAACAAAGTTAGCTTTATGAGATAGACCTTCACATATCTTTAAAAAACATTCTGCGATGTAATTGGGTACGATGGGTTTCGATAAACCCTCCTTCTCACATTCTCTAAGATGAGTTACATAGTCTACGACCGCTTGACTAAACTGTTTGTTATTAACATAATGTGGTCTTTTGGATGCTTCACTAGCCATAATTAATAGTTCCGATTTTTATGTTGTTAATGTGTGTATTATACACTATTTTATAGATTTTGTCAATAATTAAATTTATTTTAAAAAAACGCTTGACAATACTTGTTCTGTAGTGTATAATATATCTACTGCTCCGGAGGGATGAATAGAGTTTATATTAATGTATAATACGTTTTTTATTCATGTCCTCTACAATATTTTCTAACCAGTCTTCTACAGCTTCATCTAAGATTGGTTCTTCCTCTACA